TGCAGTTGATCTGGTAGCCTATATAGGTTCTAATGTTACATGGCAGTTAAATATGTATGATGATTTAGCTGATGCAATGGCTGCTGCTGCACGTAAGTTAAATGTTCCTGTTAAATGGGGAGCAGCTTGGTCTGTAGGTAACATTGCTGAGTGGGATGGTACTATGGAAGATGCAATGAATAGTTATGTAGATTTACGTAGGTCACAAGGGCGTAGGCCATTCATTGATGCTCCACACTTTGAACTTATGTAAAGGAATATAAATGGCACGTAACCTAACAGAAAAACAACAAACATTTCTTAATGTTCTAATGGATGCAGCAGGTGGTGATGTTCTTATTGCTAAACGCATGGCAGGATATTCTGACAGCTATAGTACTGCTGATGTTGTTAATAGTATGAAAGAGGAAATCTTAGATGCAACTCAAAGCTATATGGCAAGGAATGCACCAAAAGCTGCTATGGCTATTGTGGGCGGTTTATATGATCCCACTGAGCTTGGTATCAGAGACAAAGTTGCTGCTGCAAAGGAATTACTGGATCGCACTGGATTGGTTAAAACAGAAAAACTCCAAGTAGAAGCTAAGGGTGGCGTTATGTTAATGCCAGCTAAAAATAAAGAAACATGTGAATGTGGAGAGTCTATAAACGAATGCGTTTGTAATGACTAAGCCACTTGGTAAGTGGAAGTTACCTCAACCTACAGACGTACAAATAAATAAAGAGTGGGTGGATATTCCTAGAATAGCACGTACAATACCTTTCGGCTACGAAGTTGACCCCGACGATAGTGGCATACTAAAACCTATACCTGACGAGCTTAACAAGCTACAGCAAGCAAAGAAATACTTAAAGCAATACTCATACAGAGAAGTTGCTAATTGGTTAAGCGCACATACAGGTAGAAGTATCTCACACGTAGGGTTAATGAAACGGGTCAAACATGAAAGAAGCAGGAAACAACAAGCTACAAGCCTACGCAGATGGGCAGAATATGCGGAAGCGGCAATCGCCAAAGCGGAAGCCATCGAAACGAAAAGGCTCGACTGCGAAAATAAAGCTGAAGAAACAACTGCCTCAGTCTAATATTATTGAGCAGGAGTTTATTTCACAAGTAGAAGAAGAACATAATGTTATCTTCAAACCAAATGAAGGGCCACAGACAAACTTCCTTGCATCAGGAGAACGGGAAGTCTTGTATGGAGGAAGTGCTGGTGGGGGTAAGTCTTACGCTATGCTTGCTGATCCTTTGCGGTATATGGGTAATTCCAGCTTTAGTGGCTTACTACTGCGTCATACAACAGAAGAACTAAGAGAACTTATTAGTAAATCACAAGAAATGTATCCTAAGATATGGCCGGGAATTAAATGGTCAGAACGTAAGATGCAGTGGACTGCACCATCAGGTGCTACACTTTGGATGAGTTATTTAGATAAGGATCAGGATGTTACTAAGTATCAAGGATTGGCCTTTAGCTGGATCGGTTTTGATGAACTTACCCAATGGGCTACACCTTTTGCTTGGAATTATATGAGATCACGTTTACGTACTGCAGACCCTGAGTTACCTCTCTCAATGAGAGCTACTACAAACCCCGGCGGCAGAGGACATCACTGGGTAAAAAAGATGTTTATTGATCCTGCACCTGCTGGTAAGTCTTTTGTAGCTACAGACATTGAAACAGGTGAGCAACTAAAGTATCCTGCAGGACACGCTAGAGCAGGTAAAGCATTATTTAAACGTAGGTTTATACCTGCAAGACTAAAAGATAATCCATACTTATCACAACAGGGTGACTACGAAGCAATGCTTTTGTCACTGCCAGAGCAACAGCGCAGACAATTACTAGATGGTGATTGGGATATTAAAGAAGGCGCAGCCTTTACTGAGTTTAGTAGGAATACTCATGTTATTGAACCCTTTGACATTCCTAATAATTGGGTTAAATTTAGAGCTTGTGACTATGGTTACGGAAGTTATACAGGAGTTTTATGGTTTGCTGTAAGTCCTGATGAACAGTTAGTAGTATATAGAGAACTGTATGTATCTAAAGTACTAGCTGTAGACTTAGCTGACATGGTACTTGAGTTAGAAGCTGGTGATGGTAATATGCGATATGGAGTACTTGACTCATCCTTGTGGCATAAACGTGGTGACACTGGCCCTAGCCTAGCAGAGCAAATGATTATGAGAGGCTGTCGCTGGCGTCCATCAGATAGAAGCAAAGGCTCACGTGTAGCTGGTAAGAATGAAATACACAGGCGTTTGCAAGTAGATGAATTTACAGAAGAACCAAGACTAGTATTTTTTAACAACTGTACTGAAACAATAACACAGCTACCAGCTATACCTCTGGATAAAAAGAATCCAGAAGATGTTGATACTCATGCTGAAGATCACTTGTATGATGCATTGCGGTATGGTATAATGTCAAGGCCACGATTTAGTATCTGGGACTTTGATAGTCGTGGCACTCCTGCAAACAGTATGCCTGTAGCAGATTCTAAATTTGGATATTAAGGAAACCTAAATGGAAGATGATAACACATTTATTGAAGACGAGTCTATTGCGTTAGAAGACACAGAGCAATCGTCTGTAGATGATTATAAAACTAATAACATTATTCCTTATATTATGGGGCGATACAAACGTGCAGAAGACTATCGGCAACAAGATGAAGATCGTTGGTTAGATGCATATAGAAACTATCGTGGTATCTATGGGCCAGAGGTGCAGTTTACTGAAGCTGAAAAGTCAAGGGTATTTATTAAAGTAACTAAAACAAAAACACTTGCTGCATATCAACAGCTTGAGTCTATTATGTTTGCTAATAACAAGTTTCCTCTTACTGTTGATCCTACTGAATTACCAGAGGGTGTAGTTGCAGATGTACACTTTGATCCTAAAGAACCAGATCAAATTAAAGAATCGGAAGTAAATGATCCAGTAAGTCCGTATGGATTTAAGGGTGATGGTAAAGAACTAACTGCAGGTGCTACATCTAAGACACTTGGTGAAATGTTAGGACCACTTACAGATAAATTAGAAGACATTGATGGATTACGTAATGGGCCGGGAATGACCCCTACTGCTATTACCTTTAGTCCTGCAATGGTTGCTGCAAAGAAAATGCAGAAGAAAATCCAAGATCAACTAGAAGAATCAAACGCAAGTAAGCACCTACGTAATACTGCATTTGAGATGGCCCTGTTTGGTACAGGGGTAATGAAAGGCCCGTTTGCTATAGACAAAGAGTATCCTAACTGGGATGACGAAGGCAACTACGATCCTACAATTAAAACAGTACCACAAGTATCTCACGTATCTGTGTGGAACTTTTATCCAGACCCCGATGCAAACAACATGGATGAAGCACAGTATATTATTGAACGTCATAAGATGTCACGTACGCAATTACGTCAGCTTAAACGGCGTCCATTTTTTCGTAACAATGTAATTGATGATGCTATTGAACTAGGCGAGAACTACAATAAAGAATCATGGGAAGATGATCTTTCTGATTATGCATCTGAGTATGGTGTAGAACGCTTTGAAGTACTAGAATATTGGGGTACTGTAGACGTTGGTATGTTAGAAGAACAGGGCGTAGACATTCCTTCTGAGCTTAGTGATGTAGACGAATTACAAGCTAATGTTTGGATTTGTAATGGTAAACTACTGCGTATGGTAATCAATCCATTTAAACCTGCACGTATTCCTTATCATGCTGCCCCGTATGAACTTAATCCTTATAGCTTCTTTGGTGTAGGGATTGCTGAGAACATGGATGACACACAGACCCTAATGAATGGGTTTATGCGTATGGCTGTAGATAATGCTGTACTGTCTGGTAACTTACTTATAGAGATTGATGAAACAAATTTAGTTCCCGGTCAGGACTTATCTTTGTATCCCGGCAAAGTCTTTAGGCGTCAAGGTGGCGCACCGGGACAAGCAATCTTTGGTACTAAGTTTCCAAATGTTGCAGGAGAAAACTTACAACTGTTTGATAAGGCACGTGTACTAGCGGATGAAAGCACTGGCTTTCCTAGCTTTGCACATGGTCAGACAGGTGTTCAGGGTGTAGGGCGCACAGCTTCAGGTATTAGTATGCTTATGGGTGCGGCACAAGGTAGCATTAAATCTGTTGTCAAAAACATTGATGACTATTTGTTGCGGCCTTTAGGGGAGGGTCTATTTCGTTTTAATATGCAGTTTGACTTTGATCCTGACATTAAGGGTGACTTAGAAGTAAAAGCACGTGGTACTGAAAGTCTTATGGCTAACGAAGTACGTAGTCAGCGTCTTACACAATTTATGCAAATTGCTGCACAACCATCACTAGCACCATTTACTAAGTTCCAATATATCATTAGGGAGATTGCAAAGTCCCTTGAACTTGATCCAGACAAAGTAACTAATAACATGGATGAAGCTGCTATACAGGCAGAGATAATGAAGGGCTTTCAACAGGAACAACCACCTGCACCACAGCAAGCAGGTCAACCATCTGTAGACCCATCAGGGGCTGGTGGAGCAACTATAGGTACGGGTGGAGTACCAGCACCGGGACAACAAGGATTTACTGGAAATGAACAACCACAACCACAACAACCTGCTCAACAGCCTCAAGCCGCTGGTGGTCAACCCGCAGGAGTGGGACCAATTCAATAAATATATTGAAGAATTAATTAAAAACCAACACAGAACTATGGAACAAACAAATGATACAGCCGTAGTTTTTAGAGCGCAAGGTTCTATACACACGTTACGCAGATTACTTTTACTCAGAGAAGAGGTACTACAAAATGGGTCTAATGGATAAACAAACTCAACAAGCATTTGCACTAGGTGGATTTAAAGATGAGGGTGGTGAGTTTGATGAGAAGTCAGGCAATCGTGTACCTATAGGCGGCACTAAAAAAGGTGTACGTGATGACATACCTGCTAGTGTAAGTGAGGGTGAGTTTATTTTTCCTGAAGATGTAACTCGTTATATTGGTTTAGAAAACTTAATGAATCAACGGCAAGAAGCTAAGATGGGCCTACAAAAAATGGAAGATATGGGACAGATGGGTAATAGCGATGAAGCTATTATGCCTGATGATATGCCCTTTGGTATGGCTGACCTTATAGTTGTTGGTGGTCAGGGTGAGCCTATGAAGTTTGCTAATGGTGGGTTTGTACCTTCATATCAAGAAGGTGGTGCTGTATCCATTTCAAATGACCCTGTTGCAAAATTACCTGTAGAAAACCGCCCTGTTGCAAAATTACCTGTAGAAAACCGCACTACTGAAAAATTACAAACTGCTTATGTGCCTACCTTTACACCAGAAGAAATACCTGATTACTCAGCCTATATGAATAGTGTAACTGTTACATCTAAAGAGTATAAGAATGCTGAAGGCGAAACTCAAATTATTACATTTATTAATGGTGTACCTACTACACCTATTCCTGAAGGATATACTTTAGTTGTAGTTGACCCTGTTAATCCAGATGCAACTACAGATACTCCTGCTGCTGCTGTTGTTAATACTATAAATAATAATAATGATAATGATAGCGATGATCAGTTTCAACAACCAGAAATACAACAAATAGACTATAACAGTATGACGCCAGCAGAATTTGCTACTAGGATGGAATACGAATCAAGTAAAGCATATCAATTAACACAAGGTGTTGGTCTTGCTATATCTTCATTAATTCCATTTGGCGGTACATTAGCATATGCGGCTATGCGTTCTCATGCTCGTAAAATGGAAATGACTATTAATGGTCAAATACAAAATGCAACTACTACAGCAGAAAAAACTAGACTAACTAAAATTCGTGATGCTTATCTAAAAGCAAATAAATTAAAACCAGCCGCTGAGTCTAATGTAATTGCACAGTTTGTTGATGGCGTTTTAGTAGGAAAAGGATTTACTTTAGCCCAAGCTAAGGCGGGTGGAGCTACTGCAGGACAGGCTGTTTCAATGGGTACTTTAGGAGAACAACCTGTTAGTCCACCAGAAACATCTGTTGCTGCTACAGGTACTGGTGGATATGATGAATATGGTTTAGGTATTACTCCTGTTCCTGCTGTTGATGCAACTGCTGATGGAACTACAGTTGTTTTAGAGTCATTTACTTTACCTAGAAATTTGCCTGAAAATTATGGTGAATTAAGACCATATGATAGTATAGGATTACAACAAAGAGCGCAAGATAGAGGAAACTTTGGTGAAGAATACGCCGCTGCACCTTTACCTACTAAGTCAAGCTCTTCAGCCCCTATGCCACAACAGGCAGGACCACAAGGTACAGCTATTGGTGCATTTACTAATACAGACCCACGACAAGCTATTCCTACAGGCCGTGGTATTGATATGAAAGTACCAGCATATGATGCGCCCGGTTCAGTAGGCTATAAATCGCCACAACTTATAGATGGTGCATCTATAAAACCATTGTCTATAGAGCCTATAGCGCAAGCAGGTGTACTAGATGACATGATTGCACGTGCGCCTGATAGAACTAGTTCTTTTACAGAACGGCCTAGCACACGTACTGCTGCAATAGGCGATGGTCTTATGAATACTATTAGTGACGCAGCAGGTAAAGGATTTGATTATCT